TCACCTGCGGCCCTGCTCGCGATCATCCATGCGCGCCCAGATCTGCCAGGCGGCCAGGCCGATGATCGCCAGGCCGGCAATGGTCAGCAGCAGGCCGCGGCCATCCATCAGGCTGGCGCCCTGCTCGATCGCGTCGGTCATTTCGGAGGCACCCTGCGCCAGGCTGCCGCCCCCGACCACCGTCTGTCCGGCGGCGGCCCGCATCGAGCGCGTTTCTTTCAGCGGCCGGGCCTGGTCGAGGGCTTCCTTCGCATCGCGCGGCGCCGGCGTGTCGATGTCGTTGTAGAAAAGGTGCGTGACCTCCAGCCCATCGGTCTCAAAGACCGGGGTCTTGCCCCTGGCCCAGCGGGGTTCCGGCGCATAGGTGGCATAGTAGTGCGTCGCCCCGTTGGTCGGATCCGGCTCTGCCTCATCGCGGATCAGACGGCCGGCCAGCTCATAGAGATACTCGGTCCACTCGGATTTCTCCGGCCGGGCCCGCGAAAGATACCCCTTGCGCGGATTGTCATCGTTCCAGCAGCTGAACTGCTTGGGCTGGAAACAGACGTCGACGATGTTGTCCGGCCAGTTCTTCCAGCCCACCCGGTTCAGGATCACGTGGCCAATGGCCAGGGCGTCCTGCTTGTCCCAGGGTTCGGCTTCTCCATAGAGGGTGCGCCACAGCGCTTCACGATCGTTCATGGCGGGCTCCTTTTCTTCTGACCCGTGTGACGCCCTGTCCTGTCTCCTTGCTTCTCTGCGCCCCCTCTCTGCCGCGTTACGAGCCCAGCCAGCGCTGGACGGCGGCGCCGATCGCGCCCGACGATGCGGTCAGGCCAGCCAGGCCGCCCAGCACGCGCAGCTTTGTCTTGCGGTAATCCTGCAGGCCGCCTTCCACGTCCTCCAGGCGCTTCTCCATTGTCGGCAGCTTGCTCAGCTGGTCGATCATCTTCTCCTGCAGGGTGGCCAGGCGATCCAGGGCATCCTTCTGATGCGCGCGGCTGCGCTCGGCCGTGGCCAGCTTCTCCGTCACCACCGCCAGGGATTTCGCGGCTTCCGTCAGGGCCTGATTGGTATCGGCCTGCGCCTTCCGGATCGTTTCCAGTTCCCGCCAGAGTCTGTCCATTTCACGATTTTCCGACATGCGGCCTCCTGCTCTGTCGGGGTTTGGACTTACGTGACGGTCACCGCCACCAGGATGATCAGCAGCCAGTGGATCACAGAGCGATACCACTTCTGGGACCTCTGGCTGTCCAGCCGGGCCCATTCGGTGCTCAGGTTCTCGATCGAATGCGGCAGGTCCATCAGCCGCGACGGCCGCCACAGCCCCTTGAGGTTCCGCCAGACCCGCGCCCAGTGTGGATCCATGCGCGGATCCAGCCACCCGAAGACATGGCGCAGCCGGTCGCGATCGACCGGCTCGATGCGCCCGATTGCCCAGAGTATGAGCCACCACAGGATATACATCAGGCCGCCTCCTTCCGTCGCACCACCTGGTGCAGCGGCTGCCCCAGGGTCTCTTCCACTTCGGCCAGGATCGAGGCCGTGGACCGCGCGCCGTCGCAGTGCTTGGTGTAGCCCTCGAAGCTGGCCAGCGAGGCCTCCAGGCGCTCCGGCCCGATCTCGCCCGCCGCATGCCTTTGTGCCAGCCGCCGCAGACGCTTGCGCGCCGCGACCAGGTTGCGCTTGCGTGGCAGGGCGTGACTGGCCCAGGAGCGATAGCCACAGAAGTCCACGCCCTGGCTGGCCGGATAGACCTGGCTCTTGGGGTGCAGCTGCAGCCGGTCTTCATTCGCCAGGCGCTGCGCGATCGCCGTGCGCAGATCCTGCAGGCGCCCCTTGTCCGGGCCCAGGATGATGAAGTCGTCCATATAGCGGGCATAGTACGGACAGCCCAGATCGTCCTTGATCCAGTGATCCAGCGGGTCGAGGTACACATTCCCGCTCATCTGGCTGGTCAACGCGCCGATGGGCAGGCCCGTCGCCTGGTCGTCGCGCAGGATGGCGCGGCGCCAGACCTGCAGGACGCGCTCATCCTGGACGATGCGGGCGATCCGGCGCAGTAGCGTCTCGTGGTCTATGCTGGGAAAGAACTGCCGCACGTCGCATTGCAGCACATAGACCCGGCCCCAGCGCCGTTGCGCCTGGCGCAGCATGGCCATCACGTGCGAGCGTGCGGCATGCGTGCCCATGCCCTTCCGGCAGGCGAAGCTGTGCGCCACGAAGCGCCGCTCGAACAGCGGCTCGCAGGCCAGCGCCAGCAGGTGATGGACGATGCGGTCGCGAAAGTCCGGTGCCTCGATCAGGCGCGTCTTGGGCCGCTGCACCGTGAAGCGCCGCATGGGCCGGGGCCGCCACATGTCCCAGACCAACTGATGCTGCAGCTCGATCAGCTCTTCCTCCCACTGCCGGCCAAAGCGCAGCACGTCGGGCTTGTAGCGCTTGCCCTTCGCGGCCAGGCGCCAGGCCTCCAGCATCCGCTCCCAGCTGATCATTTCATCGAACACGGTCATCCTTCCTTCTGTGCCGGCCGGGGCCACGTCTGCCGCCCCAGCCTGTTAAGATTTCGCCCTCCTGGCGAGGACACGCAGCTCCGATTCCTTTCCGGATCGCTGCAGGACAAAACCCGGTCTGCCCTGTCTATCGCGAACCCCAAGGGGTCGCAGGCGGCGCGGAAGCCATAGTTGCCATTGACATTCCACAGATTGCCGTTATTCGAGCAGCGGGCGCCGGCCGTCGAGCCGTCGTCCCAGTTGCCGCCTTAGGGCCGCGCGCCCTGTTTCGTCTTGATCAGGCCTCCCAATATCTTGCCTATTTCCGTGACCCAGCGAGCTACAACCTCCTGGCGCCGGTTGGACAAGAACCTCCGCCTGTGTGCATGGCGCACCAGAAAACGCAGTTGCTCGAGGCCGATGTCGATTTCATACAGCCACTTCAGTTTGTCCCTGGACTTCCGCATGCGGATGGTCAGCCGCATCAGGTCGTAGACCGCGTTCTTGATCTGGGTCGCTAAGGCGAATTTTTCCGTTTTCGGGAAGCGGTCCACGACAGGAAAAAGATAGTCAGCGAAGTCCGCCATCTTTTGCTCCAGGATCAACGGTTCCAAGACAGGTCTCCAGATGACAGGTCACAGCGGATCGCAGGCGGCGCGGAAGCCATAGAGGCCACCGACAAACCACAGAAGGCCGTAATGCGAGCAGCGGGCGCCGGCCGTCGAGCCGTCGGCCCAGGTGCCGCCTGTCAGGGCTGTATGGTGGCGTGCGCTGCCCGTCGCGAAGGCGCTGTCCTGGCCCTGGCTGGTGCCGTTATAGCTGCCGTCTGTATTGCCTATGTCCCATGTGACGTGCCATAGCGCGCCGCTAGGCTGATCAATGTTTTTGCACGAAACAGCCTCAAATCCATACCCCGTGTCATCGCCAGTATTGTTGGGCCCGCTACCGCCCTGCGCGCCGCCAGGGATGCCATAGGCGGCCACCATCATCTCTGTAGCCATCGCCAGGCGCTTTCCGGCGTTCGCGGCCATCCAGTAAAAATCCCATACCGCATAGGGTGAATTGTCATTCCGGACCGGTGCGGCGTCATATACCGACAGACCCATGGTATCGGGCCACGTCGCGCCATCGGCGGAGTTGAGATAGATGTCGATCCAGGGCCCGCCATCCCAGATTTCGACCATGCCCGTGGGATCACAGGTGGGCCGGTGCTTCAGGTCCCAGACACTGTTCGGCACGATTTGAACCGGCAATGTAGCCCCGGCGCTGTAGCGATCCGACAGCGGCCGCACCCGGCCATAGTGAAACCCGCCCAGCTTGCGCGAATTGTCCGCCGTATAGCCGTCCGGGTAGGTGGCGTTCTTGCTGGCGACCAGCCCCGCCGTGCCGCTGCTGTCCTGTACGGCATAGATATAGACGTCATCGCCCAGGGCCAGGGCTGTGACCGTTCCGTCATCATTGGCGGTGGGGTCCCAGTCGGTCGCGGATGCCAAGCGGAAGCCCTCGCCGGCGCCGCCCACATTGATGATGCCGGCCGGGATATCCAGCGTGTCGCCTGTCCCCTTGGCCAGGCGGCCCATCAGATTGATGTGACCGGGCCCGTCTGCTGGGACTGCTCTCTTAACCAGCGCCATTGATAACGCCCTCCATGTCTGAAATCGCCGCCTCGACCTCGGGCACGCTGTAGCCCAGCTTGAAGATCCGGGCCTTGGGGTCCTCGATCCGCACGCGCTGCTGGCGCGCGGTCACCGCGTCGGTCTCCTCATCGCGCAGGACCAGGACAGTATAGTCCGGCTCCGGCCCGTCCGGCGCCTCACCTTCCGCCAGCTCGCGATCGAAGACATAGCGGTGACGGCTCAGCAGGGCCTGCCAGTGCGCCAGGGCGCGTGCCCTCTCCTGCGCGCCATAGCGGCCTTCCAGCACGCCGGCGCGCACGTTCTCATAGTCCTGCCGTGTGCGCAGGACGCGGGGGACTCCGATCATGGGTCAGGCCTCCTCGACTGTGATCATGGTGATGCCATTGATGCGGCCGATATAACCGACCACGGCAGTCGCATTGGGCAGGTTGGTCCCTGGTGCGCCTGGATCGATTTCAGTGGTGGTCGACACGCTTGCCGCAGCAGCCTCGGCATCGTTCTTGTGCTGCTCCGCCGTGTCCCGGTACCCGGCCGCCGCCGCTGCCGCATTCGAAGCTGTAGAGGCAGAACTGGACGCGGCGGACGCGCTGTTGGCGGCCGCTGTTGCCGAGGCCTCCGCATTGGCGGCCTGGTCGTCATAGTCGTCTTGCGAGACGCGGATGTTGCCGTCCCCGTCGAAGACCAGGGCCTTGTTGGCGCGGCCGCTTTGCGTCGGCAAAATCTGATCGGCCACCTGGGCATCGCCCGGGGAAAGCTTCAGCGTGCGCTGAACGGCTTCCTCCAGTTGCTGGATCAGCACGATCGCGCGATCGGCCATGCGCTCCATGGTCGAGCTGGGAAAACGGCCGCCGCCTGGCAACGCGACTTCCTGGGTGGACTCCACGCGCCGGATGAGGACAAGCGTCTTGCCGGTCTCGAGCGCCGGATCGATCGTCACCGTGCCGCCGTCGCTGCTGCCGGCGCCCGACACTTCGTACTCGATATTCAGGTCATCCAGGTCTTCGCCGTCCAGCAGGACCTGAATATCCGCTGCATCGAAAATGACGTTGTCGAACGAGAACTCCGTGGTTTCTCCGTCCGTCGTATAGGCCCAGCGGCTGGTGGTGGTCTCGATTGTCATGGCTCTTCTCCTACCTCAGGCGCGGCTCTGCGCCGCCCTCCGGCGTGTCTGGTGCGGGACTGCCCGTCACGGCCCGGCGCTGCTCTTCCCAGCGTTCGCGGCGCAGGGCGCTCAGTTCCGGGAATTCCTGCATGACCTGCTCCCGGGCCAGGTCGCGAAACTCGCCTATGACACGGCGGATCATGGTCCGCTTCATCTCATCGGTGGCCGAGGCATAGCGGCCGGACAGCGGGTGGCTGCCCTCCATGATACCGTTGAGGGTGTCATAGGCCCCCAGGCCGGTGGATGGATCCTTGGCGCCGTTGCCGGCCAGCTGGACGTAGCGGTCGTATTCTTCCGGCTCCAGCTCGATCTCCTCGATCGTCTTGGTGGGCAGCTGCACGCCCAGGTCCAGCCGGATCATCTCCTCGTCGATCGGGCTGTCCTTTTCGCCCTGCTTGTAGATCGGCGATATGATGTCCGGCCCCAGGCCGCCTTCCAGGACCACCGGCTCGCCCCACAGGTTGCGGCGCGGCGGCAGGGTCTCCGAGTAACCAGGTACCCGGCTGACGATCGCATCACGGATCGACCAGACCGCGCGCTGCGTGGGATCCATGGTGCTCGCCACCTGGGCCGGCCCCGTGGGCACCACCAGGGTGCCCGTAAAGCGCTGCAGCCAGCGTTCGCCATAGCGATCGGGATCCGTGATCGCGTCCATCAGGTCTGCGGGGCCCTGCAGCCAGGTCTTCGAGGTGACGTTGTTGGATACGGCCAGCGTACCGGCGGCGACCAGTTCCGCCGCATCCTTCTCGCTGATCTGTCCGGCGATCTGGGCATAGTCCGCGGACAGGCCCAGGATCATGCCGAACGGATCCGCGCGGCTGTAGCTGTACCAGGTATCCCCCACCTTCACGGAATAGGGCTGCTTGCCCGAGCGGCGCCAGGCCGCCTTCAACTCCGGCTGCTGCGGGCCGGAGCCGGTGACGACGCCGGACAGGGCCAGGTCGGCCGCTGTCAGCATTAGCATGGACCCCATGGAGATCTTGGCCAGGGCCAGGTCGCGCGCGGCGCCGCCGGCGCGCAGGTCCGCCTGCACGGTCGGGTTCAGCAATGCGAACGGCGTTCGTGACCCCGCTTCCTTCATCAGGTTGACCGGCGTGCGGATGAAGGGCAGGACGAACTTGGCCGCGGGCATGTTGTTGACCGCGCGCTGAAGACTCTGGCCAGCATCGCCCAGCGGCCGCGTGAAGGTCAGGGAGCGTGAGAAGGCCAGCGCATCGTCCAGCATCTGGTCACTGGGATTTTCCAGCAGCTCGTTGACCCGGGCGACCAGAGCATCGCCTTCCAGGCCCTCCTGGCGCGCCTGCCGCAAGGCGGTGGCACGCGTCTGCATCGATTTGCCGATCACGCGGAAGAACTCATCCTGCGCCATCAGCGCCCGTGTCGGCAGGCGCAATACACCGCCCAGCAGGTCCAGCGCCTTGCCAGGCACACCCTCCAGGCCGAAGTTTTCGGCCGATACCGCCCCTTCCCGGCGCGTCTCGACCTTGCCGAACACGTCCGATGGCTCTCCGGTGCGGAAGGCCCGGCCGGCCAGGCGCAGGGCATCGCGGAACCCGTGGACCAGGCCATAGGCCATCGCGGCCGCCTCGCCATCAGCCACACCGTCCCCGCCGAAGGCGCGGCCGATCCGGCTGGCCAGCGCGCGCTCCGGGATGCGATAGAGCGAGAACACCCCCGACGATGCGATATTGACGGCGTGCGTCTTCGGACCGGACAACAGCGCGAAGTACCAGGCCTCGATCAGGCTGTCCGTGACGCGCTGCCCGATCGAGCCGCGGGCCGCCTTGTCCAGCAGGGCCGGGTCGCTGATTTCGCTCATGGCATGCGCCAGCTTGCGCACCTGGTCGGGGCCGCCGCCGGTCTGTTCCAGGGTCTCGTTGATCTGCAGCAGCTGCCGCGCCCGGCTGCCCGTGGGCAGCTGCAGGGCGCGTAGCGCCCGGCCGGCCTCCGAGGCCGCGCCCTGGAACTGCTTCTGCAGGGCGCCGTGCAGGGCCATCATGCGTTGAAACTGATAGAGATCCTTGTTGTCGGTACTGCCGCGCGCGACCCGGGCCAGTTCCGTCAGGTTCTCGGCCGAGCTTTCCAGGACGGCGCGGGCGGCCACCATTTCCTCGGCATTCCAAGTGTCCCCGCCCTGGCGTGCCAGCAGGTCCTCCGGCGTCATGTCCAACCGGCCGGCCAGGTCCTGCAGGGCCTCGTCACTGATCCGGCCGCGCCGGGCGTCATCGATCCGCCCCTTGAACAGGCCGGCCACACGCCGCACCGCCGTCTGCAAGTCCTCTTCCGTGGCGACCTTGGCCCAGTTCATCCGGAAGGGCAGGTCCTTCACGGACACGCGGCCGTTCAGATAGCGGTCCGCGCGCTCTGCGACCTCTTCGGGGTCGAGGCCGAACCAGGGATCCTGCGGTGCCTCTGCCTGCCGGCCCGTTCCGGCCTCGGTTGCGTCCGCCGCCGCATCGGCCGCCGCATCATCCGTGGCCGTTTGACCGGACAGGCCGTCTTCCGCCGCGCGGCCCGTGCCGGCTTCGGTGGCCTCGCGGGCGGCGGCGTCCTCGGGCAATTCGACCAGAGGCCGCGCCGTATCGCCCAGGCGATCGTAAAGATCCGTTGGCCGGTCGGCTTCCTCTTCCAGGGCTCGCGCGGCGCTCTCGGCATCCTCTCCGGCCGTCTGTCTCAGGCTGCGGGCATTGCGCAGAGCGCGCAGCCCCAGGACCACGCCGTCCGCCACCACCCCCACGCCGCTGCCCACCAGGGCGTTCTTGATGCGCCCCTCCAGGCGTTCGGCGGCCCGCGCGTCCGCGCTCTCGCCTTCCGCCTCACCGGTGGCCAGGTACTCGGTCACCGGGTTTTCCAGGGCCGGCACGGCCTCGATCAGGCTGGCCAGGTTTGGATCCTCGGGATCGAAGGCCAGCGCATCGGCCACAGCACCGGCGCCGGCAGCTTCCGCGACCTTGCGCCCTGTACTGACCTGCCGCGCGGCGCCTGCGGCACCTGTGCCCCGGGCCGCGCGCAGGGCGCGCAGGGCCGGTAGGAAGCCGGTGAGAAAGGCCGTGACATCGCGAATGCCCTGCCCGGTCATCGAGCGCGGTTCGGGAATTTCCGGAAGCTCGACCGTGACATCCTCGCCATAGCTCAGGTCCGCCACATTGGCATCCAGCCACCCGGCCAGGTCATCCACCGCATCGATGGTGTTCCGGGCGAAGTCGCGCACACCGCCCGCCACGCTGCGCGGCAGGTCGATTGTTACGCCGGTGCCGACGTCGGAAGCCACATCCCCCGCCGTGTCCAGGGTCTGGTCCCACAGTCCGCCATCATCGCCATCCGGACCCGCTGCAGACTGGGGCGCCGCGTCAGGCCCTTCGGCACCGGCACCGGTTTCGCTGTCCGCACGGGCCGCCTCACCGCCGGCGGCTTCGGCTTCCCGTTCCCGGCGGCGCTTACGCAGGTACTCCATGTGCGGGCTGGTCTCGCGCAGCTTCTCGCGATAGGCCTTGGACAGATCGTCCTCTTCCGGGATCAGGACCGGCTCCTGGTCCGCCGGCGAACGCCGTTCGTCCAGCTGCGGACCGGAGGTGCTGGCCTGGTCGCGATCGGCCGCACCATCATCATCCGCCGCCGTGCCAGCCGGGCGCAGGTCCGGAAGGGCCTGGTCATCACCACGCGAAAGGTTATCTGTCGGATCCGCCGGGGTCCGTCCGGTCTGGCCCGACTGTTCGCCCCGGATGCGGTCTGTCAGGTCGCTCATCGGCTGCGGTCCCCGTCCTGGTTCATCTGTTGTTGTTGCCGCATCTGCGCGCGCAGCCGGCGTTCGTATTCGTCCAGCAGTTCCATTTCCTGCTCGAAGCGATCGACGGCCAGTTCGCCGGCATCATGGGCATCGGCCGTGGCGGCGCGCGCGGCTTCCACGTCCTCCAGGCTCTCGACGCCATTGGGCGCGCGCCGCGGGCGCGGCAGGTCCAGGGTGCTTGTCGTCTCCGTGCCGTAGCGCTCGACGATATCCTCGCGAATGGCCGGCAGCTCTTCGCCGGCCTCCAGCCTGCGGTCCAGTTCCGCCATGGCGCGGGCCAGGCGGCGCTGTTCGTCGCCGCGCACGAAGGTCGAGCCGGGCCCGGTGGTCACGATATGCCGCTCGATGAAATCCACGGCCCGGCTGTAATCGTGGCTGCTGTAGATACTTTCCTGCCGGCTGATCTGCCGGTTCTTGTCCCACAGCCGGCGCACGGTATCATCCGTCAGGCGGCCATCCTGCCGGCCCTCCAGGATCATTTCATGCACCTCTTCCGGCGCGCGCGTTTCGCGCAGGATGATGTCCTCAATCGCCAGGACCAGGCCCTCATCGTCCTCGGGCGCGCTTTCGTCCTCCAGCGTGCTGCGCAGCAGACGATAGTCCGAGAAGCTGATCTCGCGCTTCCGGGCGGCTTCCTCCAGCTCTTCGCCCAGCAGGGTCGGATCGTCGGCCGTGCTTATGGTCTGGAACATCTCGAAGGCCCGGTCCTCACGCCGGCGGCGCGCGGCGGCCTCTTCCTGGCGCTGGCGTTTTTCCTGGGCGGCCAGCGCCGACCTCTGACGGGCTTCGGCGCGGCGGTCCGCGCGATCGAGCAGCCGCGCGCGCTGTTCCTCGCCCAGGTTGCGATAGTTGTTCGGATCGATCAGCAGATCCACCGCATGATCGGGATCCTCGCGGATGGCGTTCAGGACGTCCGCCGTGTCGACCTGGCCCAGCAGGTCGCGCTCGCGTGCGACGGCCTCCTGTTGCGTGATGTAGCCGGCTTCGGCCATTTCCCCGATCGCCGTGCGCCCGCGCGCCAGCAGCTCCGTGCGTTCCGCCTGGTTTTCGGCCGAGGCCGCCAGGCGCGCATATTCGGGCAGCGTGTTGTCCAGCGTGGCCTTGGCGTCGTCGACTTCCATCTTGAAGGCCTTGCGGCGGACGTTGACTTCCTTGTCGAGCGCCAGGCGCTGATAGGATTGCTCGAAGGCCTCGCGCACGGCCGGGTCATCGGTGTCTTCCAGGATCTGCTCGCGCAGGCCCTGCACGCCTTCCTCCCAGCGCTGTTCCATGTTGCGCCAGTCGCTTTCGCGCTCCAGCTCCAGCTGCAGTTCCGTCAGGCCGCGCGCGGCGGCACTCTCGACGCGCACCAGGTCGGCTTTCCGGCGCGACTCCAGGCGCTGTTCGGCGAACTCCTGCACCTGGTTCATCACGTCCTGGGCGCCCTGCATCGGCGCGGCGGCCGCGGCGGCGAAGCGCTCGGGGCTGACCCGCGGCATGGAGGTCACGCTCGCGCGGGCCTGGGCTTCGTACTGGGGAATCCGCACACGCACCATGGATCAGTTCTCTTCGTCGTAATAGCGCGCCAGGGAGGTGGCGCCGCTCAGCAGCGAACTGCCCGCCCCCATGTATCCGGCCCGCTGCGCCTGCTGGCCCTGCATGCGGTCCAGGGCGGCCTGGCTGCGCGCGCGCACGGCGCGTTCGCTGCCGGCGTTCCGGATCAAGAGGGCATCGATTTCCCCCTTCATCGCCGTTTCGCCCATCATCAACAGGGGCGTGCCTTCCAGGCCGCCGCCGGCGGCGGCCGCGGCGCGCTGGGACCCGATCATCCGGCGCACACGCTCCCGATGGCGGCGTTCCTCCAGGGCGGCGGCCTGTTCGGCCTGCTGGGCTTCGCGTTCGGCCAGCTTGGCGTTGTAGTCTGCCGCGGCATTGGCCGCCTGGCCCTGCTGGATGGCGCCCATGGCGCCGACGGCGGCACTGCCGACCGAGGCGATCGCCGCGATGGTGCCGATCTCGATGCCGCTCATGATCCCCCCTCACTGGCATAGCGCACGCGCCCATAGAGCGCATAGGTCTCGCCCCGCGCGCCATAGCCGGCCATTGGCCCTTCGTATGTGAAGCCCAGCATTTCCGCCCAGCGGTGCCCTGCGGGAAAGCGCATGATGACGGACATTTCGATCCGGTGCAGGCCGTCCTCATGGGCCTGGTCCAGAACCCGTACGGTCTTGCGCGTGATCGCGGGCCAGGTGTTCGCCGGCATCCGCCCGAAGAACGACCAGGCCAGCGCCCGCCACTGCCAGACCGGCAAGACACCGGCGGATCCGACGCAGGCGCCGTCACGCAGGCAGCTCCAGGCATAGCCGTTGACCAGGCCGGAGGCATCGGCATTCTCGATCCAGTGCCGGGCATCGCGCGTGGGTGCGTCGATTTCCTGCAGGTGCCGCGGCTCGAAGGGCACGAACTCGATCATGGCTCGCCCTCCAGGCGCGGCATCAGGCAGACCACCATCAGCGGCAAGGGCAGATCCTGCACCACCCAGATATCGGCATCGCTGTCATAGTCCCCCGGAAAGGTGACCTCGATGTCCCCGCTCATCAGCGGCACCGGCGCATCCATGGCATCCTCGACACGGCGGAACGGCACTTCGTCCAGGCTGTCCAGGCTGCGCCCGATCTTCATGCCCAGGCTGCGCTCAAGGCGCACCGTGCATTTCCACACCCGCTTCGTCTTGCCCTGGGCGGTGCCTTCCCGGGCGGCGGCTTCCAGGCTCATGGGGCGGACGATCGAGCGGTAATCCAGTCCGACGCGCACCTTCGAGGCTTCATAGTCCAACTGGATCTGACCGTTCTCAACGGTGCGTTTCGGGTGGTTGGCCCCATCGGTGACGATGGCGACCTCACAGCCCTCCAGATGCTCCAGGCCGCTGAGCGTATCGGTGGGCGCGCCATCGTAATCCAGCGCGCAGTCCAGATAGACCTGGTCGATCGCCGGCGTGTCTTCGTCGCGGAAGCTGTCCATGACCTCGATGTAGCGGCGCGTCTGGCCATCGATCGTCCGGCGCGTGACCATCCAGAGTTCGTCCTGGCTCTTCCCCGGCTGCGAGGCGACGTCCTCGACCCGGGCGTCATAGGCCTCCTCTCCGCCCAGGCTGTGCGGCGCCCAGGCGGTTACCTCCTCGGCGCGCACATAGGTGAAACTGCGCAGGCGATCGTCGGCCGTCACCGTCCAGAGGATCGACCAGGGCTCCGGCTGCCAGGCGATGGCGCGGATGCCGCGGCGAACCAGATGCGGCGCACGGCGCGTCATGTCCGCCGTGCGGTAGGCATCGCTTTCGAAGGAATAGACCAGTTCGTTCAGTTTGCGCCCCTGGCGCTGCACGAACAGGATGACGTCATCCACCTGGATCGGGCGCACGCGCGCGCAGCCACGGCGCGTCGAGACCGTCGAGGACACGTTGCTGGGGGTGATGATCGCATTCGGGCTGTCGCCGCCGATGCGCGCTTCCCCGCCCAGGGTTCCGGCGAAGATCTCGCGTGCTGACGACAGCCAGCGGATCGCGGTGACCTTCTCGCTGTTGATGTCCCGGCGGAAGGCATCGTCATCGTTGTCGCCCGGCGCGAAGGTGTTGTAGCCGCCGACCTGGCTGGCGTCGTACCAGTTGGGATATTCGCGCGCGCCGCCGAAATACAGGCGCCCGTCACGGATCATGACGGCCTGCGGCCAGCCGGTCGTGTCGGAATAGGCGCCCAGGCGCCAGGCAGCCGTGGCGCCGGTGCCGTTCAGGTCGCCCTCGACGCTTGCCTCAACCTCGGTTGCCGAAGTGAAGGAGGTGATGCGGCACCAGCCCCATTCGCCACTGTGGCGCAGACGGACCAGGCGGCCGACATCCGTGGCGGCGAAGGGCTGGTGACCGGCGGCCGTGATCGTGATGGTGCCGGTGGTGCCGCTTGGCGACAGCGTCTTGTCGTCATCCGCGTTCTCGGTCAGCCAGGGGCCGTCCTCGAATTCGAAGGTGACCAGCTCCCAGTCGCTGTGTCCCATGCGGCGCAGCTCGCGCGGCTGATGATCGCCGTGCGCCAGGAACAGCACGTCATAGGACTGGGTATAGTCCAGCAGCATGCGGCCGTCCTCATCGAACAGCGCGCTTTCGCTCCAGGGCGCAGCAATCTCATAGGGATCGTCATTGCCGTCGAGGATCTGCCCCTTGTCCCGGTAGAAGCGCAGGTATGCGTCCCCGATTTCGATGATGTAGGTCTGTATGGTCGAGAACTCGAAATCGATCAGCGCGCAGCGGCGATCGTGATACTTCGCCGGCGCCACGAAATGGGTGCCCGGGCGCCGCTCTGCCGGACCGTGCGGCAGGGAGATCATGTTCTGCAGGCTCCGCGCGCCGTTATAGTACCACTGCAGGTCCGGACGGCCGGTCAGCGTCGGAGACAACTCCCCGGCCGTGAAGTTGGTCTGGATGGGCGAAAAGGCCATCAGCTGCGCCTCGCCTTCAGGAAGAGTTCGTCATGCTCCGGCGCGCGGGCGCCGCCTTCCTGCGCGGCCGCGGTCCGGGCCTCCGCGATGCGCCGCGCGTAGTTGTCCTCGTGTTTTTCGCGGTCGTTGGCCTTCGCCGTGAAGCGGTGCGCCGTGCAGGCGGCCACCTTGGATATGAAGGCCGAGGCGAACAGCGCGTCCCATTCGGCGGGATCCGTCACGCGGCGCGTGTACTTCAGCCGGATCGGCGAGGGATCGTCACTGAGGATCCAGCGGCCTGATATTTCGTAGTCATCGATCCGCCCGTTCACGCGCAGCACCCGCAGACAGTAGGGGTCCGTGGGAAAGGGAAACGCCCGCGCCCAGTCGAATTCGGGCGGATTGGCCGAGGCCGCGACCTTGCGGCGGTGATTGGCGAAGGTCCAGGGATGGGCGCGCAGCACTTCATCCAGCACGCTGTCCCAGACGGCGCGCAGGATGCGTGCGTTCTCGTTGGATGGCTGGTCGAGATCGGTCAGCGTACCCGACGCGCCGACCTCGACCAGGATCCTGTTGGCGATATCCGTTCTGGATGTCACGGACCGAACCCCTGGCTCAGTCCTGGACGTAGAGCAGATAGCCCTTCAGCGCCGTACCATCCGGCACGCCGGCGCCTGTGAACGCCGCCTGCAGGGTGAAGCCGCTGCGGGTGATGAACGCCTGGTCGATCTGGACAAGCTGGGAGAAGTTGTTCTCTCCCGACTGGCCGTCCAGGAAGGCGTTTCCGGACGCGGCTGTCACCTCGCCATCGGGATCGCTGTAGTCCCCATGGCCAAGGTCGACGTCCAGTGCGGCGCCGGCGCCGCCCCCGGCGGTATAATCCAGGTAGGCGCACAGCAGGCGGACACGCCCGCTGGGCACCTGGGCCAGGCGGGCCAGAGACCCGTCGTCCCCGGCACCGTCCTGGGTGAAGTCGAAGTGTGCGACACGAACCCGGCCCCCGTAATCGGTGGCGGGGTTCGTCACCACCGGCCGCTTTTTTCCGTTGGCGACCTCGGTGGAGTCCTGTTTCGTAACGGCCATGATCGGCCCTCCTTTCTCGCTTTAGACCTTGAAGTCGCGGATCCGGCGATCGGCCGGATCAGCTTTCGTCGACGTCGATCTGAACCACCTTGCGTTCGTCGTCGCGACAGGCGGCCACCATCACGCCGCCGCTCACCTGCCAGGACTCCTTCTCCGGCAGCCAGGCCACGTTTCCGTAAGGCGGCTTGGGTTCGCCGTAGCGGATGCCCGATTTGGTGAAGAGCGGGATCGAGCGCGTGTTGCCGTCCTTGGGCAGCATGCGGCCGTCCTCGGTATCGTCCACGTCCTCGAGCAAGTGGAAGCGCACGCGATAGAACTCATCGACGCCGCCATCGACCATGACCTTGTTGCGGTTGAAGTCGCTGCTCTTGACTTCCGTGGTGTCGATGAACTCCTCTTCCTGGCGCGCGGTCCAGAAACAGTGCAGCTCATCGCCCTTCATCAGGGCGTGGTTGGACTTCAGGATCCGGACGGCCTGCTTCAGCTTGTCCAGGGTAAAGCCGGTGCCGCCGACCGCGATCTTCTGCGACGACGGAAGCTCGATCTGCGTGACGCCATCCTTGCCGACATAGTTGGTGCCCAGGGCCCCATCGATGACCGCCTTGTCGAAGGTCCGGGCCGCGGCTGCGGCAAAGGCCTGGGTATAGGCGTTCGTCGGATCGGTCAGCATCTGCAGCTGATCGAACTCGTCGATGAAATCACGGGCATGGAAGGCCGTGGGGATCAGCCAGCGGCGCTTGTGCGGCGTATCCACCGAGGGGATATCCGCATGACGCCCGCCGCGCGGCTGCATCTTGACAAGACCGACCTGGTCGAAGGAGGTCTTTTCCGCCTTCATGTTCGGGTAGAGGGTGATGGCCTTGCGCGTTTCTTCGCTTTCCTGCTGAGCCAGCAGGGTGATGCCATCGGAATACTGCTGCACGAATGCAGTCGTGATATCTTCGGACACTTTTCGTCCCTCCTTCTATGGTGTGGCCGCGGACCTCAACCGCTGACCACGGTTTCTCACGAGGCGGAGGGGGTGCCCGCCGACGCCGCCGGATGAACCGGCGGCGCCACGGACCCTTCCTGGTCGTTACGGTCGACCTCGACCGTCCCGCTAGCCGCGGGCCTTGGCACCGGACCCGGCCTCCTGGCCGGGGTGCCCGGATTTGGATCCCTTGGCGGCCTCCGCCGCCGAGGCGGGATCCTTGTTTTCCTCTGGATCCTCATCCGTGACGCCTTCGCCTGTCTCGGCTTCGGGGGCCAGGATCAGACTCTCGTAATCGTCGATGGCCTGACGCAGAGCCGGCTTGTTGGCCACGGAATGGCCCTTGCTGAGGGCCAGCTCCAGGCAGCGGTAACGCAGTTCGCGGCGGGTCACTTCTCACCTCCCGCCGGATAGGCCAGTTCGTAAAGGCGCTTGCGCCGGGCGATCAGATCCTGATGTTCGGGGTGAGCATTGTCGGTCAGGATCTTTCGCTTTTCCGGATCCTTGGTCAGGCTGTCGAGTTCCTTGCGGGCGTCCTGCTGGTTGAGCCCGAAGCCCTTGGCCGTCACGCTGCCGATCAGTTCGCCGTCCTCGGACATGGCCTCTCCGATGGAGGCCAGGGCCTTGACCAGGGTCTTGTTGCGGCCGAAGCCGCTTTTCTCCAGCTCCGCGGCCAGCTCCTTGCCACCGAACTCGCGCACCACGCGGTTGGCCAGGTCCAGGCGTTCGTCATAGGCGCGGCCGAACTCCTTGCGCAGCTCGCGTTCCGCGGCCTGGGTCTCCTCTTCGGCCTGGGTCTGCAGGGCCTCCTGCTGTTCGGCCAGGAAGCTGCCATAGTAATCCAGGGCGGCCTGGACGGCGGCCTGGGGGGCGCCGGCCTTGTGCATGGCCTGCAGGAACCCCTGCTGCGCCTCTTCGTTCCAGGGCACGCCCTCCGGCGGCTGGAATTCGCCCAGGTCATAGTTCTCCGGACTTTCCGGGCGCCCGATCGCGGCATAGTAGGCATCCCAGTCTTCCTGCGGCGCATCTTCGCCCGGCTTGATGATGCCCTTTTCCCCGATCTTGCTTTCCAGCTTCAGGTAGGCCTTGGCCAGTTCGTTGGCCGTCTTGTAGCCCTTGGGCTGCAGGTCCTTGGCGACCTCGGGATCCAGGTGCGCCATGAAGCCTTCGGGCGCCGGCGCGGGCTCCGCACCCGGCCCGTCGCCTGAGGAAGGCGGCGCCTTCGCGGCACCTGCTGGATCCTGCGCAGCCGGATCGCCACTCCCGGTGCCGGCCTCTGTTCCAGGCGCGGCGGCGCCTTCCGGCTTTTCCGGTGCAGCAGAAGCACCGCCGCCGGCTTCCGTCTGCCCGGCATCGCTTGCGGCTGTCGTTTCGCTCATTGGCGCACCCCCTTCAGCGTGTCCACCTTGGTCAGGAAGGCCTGGCGGGCGCCCTGGCTCTGGTTCTGCACCACGTTCGCGGGCAGCGAGCGCACCAGGTCCCCCAGCGCGATCAGGGCGTCACGGACCGCGGCCTGCTCGAGGGCCTGCTGGTCCGCCTTGCTCTTCGCGGGCGCCTTCTTTGCGGTTGCTTTCTTTGCGTTTGCATTCTGGGGTTTCGGCTCATTCGCCATCGAAGCTCTCCTCTTCGTGGATCGTCGCCTGCCTGGCGAGTTTCTGGGCATCGGCTTCACTCATGTTCAGGAAGCCGAGAATGCGCAGCGCCATACGGCGCTGCCCGTCGCGAAAAGCGGTTTCCTGGGGATCGCCCGGCATGTGCACCTGTGCGTTCAGGTTTCCCTGCTCGCAGAGATCCCCCAGGACCAGGGCGCCGTCGTTGCCGGCGAAAACCCGCTTGTAGGCACGGCGCAGCCGCAGGAACCGGATCGGTCTCATGCCGCACCTCGCTCATTACCGCCGGAGCCCAGGCCCAGCGCCTGCCGCAAGCCGCCGCTGTCCAGGGCCTGGCCGGCCGATTGCGCGGCCGCCGCGCCGCGCTCCAGCGTTTCCGCCTGCTGCGCTTCCTGTTGCGCCTGCTGGCGTCGCTCGCGAATTTTCGCCACCTCGCGCGGATCGCGCAGGATTTCCGGGGGCAGGGACAGGCGATCGCCCACATGGCGCAGGGCCTGGTCGCTGTTGATGTTGTCCATCAGGCTCGGGTCCTGGCTGATATAGGGCGCCATGACCTCGACCAGCTGCGAGACTGCGGTGACCTCGGACAGCCGCTGCGCCTTGGCCAGCGGCGAGACGTACTCGATCGTGATGTCCTGGTCGTGCAGCTCCGGTGGTACCTCCCCCAGGGCGCCGGCGCGCAGCATGATGCCGAAGACGCGTTCGATGATCGGGCCCAGCAGCTCGACGTAGAGGCGGCCGAGGAACGGCCCCAGGACGCGCAGGGCCTCTTCGTCCAGCTTCAGGACCTGGGTGGCGGTCATCCGCGGATCGCGCGACATCTGGATCAGGTGGCGGAAATAGGCCTGGTCGATCCGCTGGCGGATGGTGTCCAGGAAGCTTTCCTGCAGCATGGGATCGGCACCCGTCTGCAGGCCCGATATCGGCGACCAGCGCCCCATCAGCAGGTCGCGGCGGACATAGTTGATGGCGCTGGCGCCGGTGCGCACCGGCCCGACCACACCGTCATCGGCCACCATCAGCGGCGGATCCGCGGATTTTTCCACGACACGGAAGTTCAGCCGCATGCCTTCCTGCAGCGATTTCACGTCCGCCAGGGCGCGCCCCCCGCAGCCGCGGCCCCAGCTTTCACCCGAGCGCTTGTTCCAGCGCGCCACCACCATGGGCATTTCATGATAGCCGCGCTTGCGCAGGGTCTGGTTGTGATCCATCAGGATGTAATCGCTGGCGACCGGCAGGTTCGCCGAGTCCCGCGCGTCCGACGAACGGCGTTCGCTGTTGGGATAGATGGCATGCAGCATGCGGAACTTGCGTTCGCCGTTGCGCTCGGCTTCCTTGGCCAGGCCGGCGCCGGCCGCCTCACCGAACTTCTGCACCACCTGGCGCGCGGTCATGTCGAATTCGCGGTGGACCGTGTCGATCTTGCCGTCCGCGTTCTCCGCGATCGCCAGCTCGTTGATCGGCCGTGACTGGAACAGGATGCGCTGCCCGGGGCGATCGGCGATGTACATGCCGGCCGTGCCGAAATCCACGATTTCCTGATAGACTTCCGAGATTACGGGCGCGAAGCCCGAGCGCGGCGAATTGAAGACGTTCATCATCCGGTTGCGGGCCTGGGACAGCCAGAGCGCAACCCGCTCGTTGTCGTTCAGGCTGTTCCGCTCCGCACGGATCGAGAACCATTTCGTGAAGGGATTGGTCAGGCTTCCGTGCAGCGCCGCGGCCAGGTCGCTGCTGGCGGACTCGCCACTGGAATCCAGGATCCTTTCGCGGTTTTGACGCCCAGGCGTCTCCTTGCCGCTGAAGGATCCGATCAGGGGCAGCAGGAACGCGCGGATCTGCTCGAAGTGACCTTCGAAGTGCCGCTTTTCCTGCATCAGCTCGCGATGGCGTGCGATCGTATGTTCCGCTGCCTGATCCAACTCAGCCCCCCAGCAATGTCTTGCGGCCGACGTTGGCCTCGCTGGTGTCGCCTTCCCCGCCGGTCAGCTGGGTGGAGCTGCGGCCGCGGGCACGGCGCTGGCGCGTCAGGCGCTCACGCCTGGCTTCCTCGACCTGCGGATCCTTGGGTTCGGGCGGAGGAGGCGGAGCCGGCGGCGGATCGGGCGGATCCGGCGACTTGAATGGATTGCTCACGGGGCTCACTCCCTCTGGATTACGCGTGTGAGAGCATTCTCAGCGCCGGAGAGTGGACCACCTTGTTCGTGACTTGCAACAGGCCAGATGTTCATGAACATTTTTCTTGGCCAATACAGGTCTATTAAGAACACTTTCGTTTCATTATTCCCCGTTTTCCGGGTTTTTACTTTGATTGTTGGTGGCCTCAGCCTGGCGCCAGATCTGATAGAGCCGCGTGCGCCCCAGGCCGTAGTATTCCGCCAGCACCTTCCATGGGATGCCCTGGGCGCGGGCCTGCAGGAGCTTTGGCCCCAGGGTTTTCGGATCCACGCTTGCAGGACGCCCCATTCCGGCTGCCTCCCCTTCAGTCGAGCGCATAGGCCTGGCGGCCGCCGCGGTCGTATTCGCCGCGCGGCCAGCGTTCGTCATCGATCGCCCGGGTCTGGCGCTTGCCTGGCTCGCTGCGCCGGCGCCCCAGGGCCGCATCGCCTTCCCCGCCGCCCAGCAGCAGGTTCTGCAGGGCGTCGTGCGGGTGCGAATATTCGTTCTTTTCCGGCTTGTCGTCATAGCGCCCCGATCCGCCGGCCATGCGGCGATAGCGGTAGCCGCTGTTGAAACCCTTGCGGATCATCAGGCAGTCCGGCGATATCAACAGGCCGGGCGCCCCGTCGATCAGGCGGTTCAGCGGATCGCGCACCGCCTCCAGGCGCAGGCTCAACGCGTTCCCGCCCGGGGCGGCCGTCCAGGGAACCTCGGTTGCCGAGGAGAAGATCTCAAGCCACGACATCTCGTCCTGGTCGCCGGCGAAGGCGCTTGCCGGATCGCCGTGCGCGGCCGCGATGCGCAGGCCGGGATAGTGTTCGCCCAGGATCCGCTTGACCATCTTCCCGAAGGTTTTGGCGCCCATGTTTTCGGCCAGGATCTCCTCCAGGATGCGCCACTGCCCGTTGGCCATCACCTGCCCGACGATCACGGCCGGCGTGCGGCCGGCATCCGCGCCCAGGCGCAGGGGCAGTTCCGGCACCGCCTGCAGGGGCTGGGAGGCCACGTGCAGGTCGTCGCTGAAATCATCGAAGACCGGCATGCCGTGGCGCGAATAGCCGATCTGGTTCTTGATCATGCGCCGGATGTACCAGTCCGGCTGTCCGGCGCATTGCTTCTGGTAATAGTCCGGCGGCAGGTTCTCCAGGTTCTCCGCCTGGCCGGACAGGCCCGACGGCTGCTTGAAGAAGGCCCAGTCCTTGGGCCGCTTGTAGATCACCTGGTCGCAGAGGTAGTTGTCTTCATCCGGCGCGTTGAAGTCCATCAGGATGCCGTACCAGGAGGGGCCGCCGTGATCCTTGGCCGGATAGCGGCCGGCACGTCCCAGGGCGTAGGTGAAGACCTCCTCGGACAGCAGGTCCGCCTCGTTGAGGTAGAAGGCCGTCGGCTCATAGCCCTTCAGAACATCCTCGACGTTGTTGTCGCCGATCGCGACGAACTCCAGGATGAATTCCACGCGATCGCCGGGCGCCAGTTCGAAGAGGATGGTGTGCGTGGCCGGCCCGCCGGAGGCGCCCACCCAATTGCCCAGCTCGCGCGGCACCCACTTGTTCCAGGATGGAATGGTGGTGGACCAGAGCTGGCGATAGGTGTCGCGCACCACGCACAGCTTGAAGTGCCGCACGCCGGTCAGCGGTGAGGGGCGTTGCTTCTGGGCCAGTCGGATCGCCTTCATGAAGCAGCAGGAGGTCTTGCCGCCGCCGATCGGCCCCATGATCGCCTGGACCATGGCCGTGCTGGACATGAAGCGCGCGGCCACCGGCCCCGGCGGCTTGAACTGGATGTTGAGCACCCCGCCACCGTCAGGCATGGCCACCTCCCTGACCCGCCGCCTGGTCTCTTCCCTGACCCGGGAGCGACGAACGGCGTTCGCCTGCCCCCTGTCCCCGATGAAGCGCAATCGATTTTCGCGCGCTCCGGTCCGGCGGACCCCACGCCCCCGGGTGTGGGCCTTCTGGTTTCGCGCGGAAAGCTTTCCGGCAAAAAATTCGGTAAAGCTCGGAGGCACCCCACGTATGCCCGTCGCGGGCGCGCGATTTGGGCCCCCGGGGGTCCGCGACCCCGGGGGTACCTGCGCACGAACCGACTGATTTCAGATCAGCCGGCCACACCCCCCCTATGCCCAGATTTTCTGCGGGTTTCCGGCTGGCTGTCCAACCCCCCCCTGTCCAACTTCGGTCGATCGGCAGAGGCCAAGTCATTGATTTTCCTCACTCTCGATGATCTGCGCGTGCACCAGGTCGGCGCCGTCCGGATCGCCGCTGTCCGTCACCTCGCCCGAGGCATCGGCCACGATCGACAGCTGCACCACCTTGCCCTCGACCTGGACGGCCACGGGCAGCTTCTGGTGCACGTACGGCGCCAGCTCCTTGGCCGCCTGGATCTGATGGCGGAAGGCGTCCTCCTTCTTGCAGCCGAGCTCACGCGCCAGGTCGGCGACAGGTCGGCTGTACGTCTCCGCCAGCACCACCAGGGGCGAGCGATACTGGCTCAACAGATACTCGGTCCAGGCCTCGGTGCGCCGGTTCTTGGCGCCAGGCGGCCGTCCAGGTCCCCGCCGTACGTCCGGCGCCGCCCCCGCCGCCTCTGCCGCCTCCTGCGCCACCTGGTCAGCCGGCTTCAGCGGTCCCGGCAACAGCTCCAGCTGCTCGCCCTGGTCTTCCGGCTCCGGCGCTTCACCCGGCCCGCCGGCTTCCGTCAGCGCCGAGCCCAGCCCGCTCTTCCCGTCCTGGTCACCGCTCATGAATAAAACCCCAATATTTAATTGGCTGTAACGCTTCCAGCTCGAGCGTTACACCCAGCGTTACAGGCAAACGCCCTTTCAACTGCCTGAATTGAAAGACTCTTTCTCTACTCTGAAGGGGAATGTTACGCTGTAACGCTTGTAACGGTCTCTCGGTCTCCGCGCGCACGCGTGCGCATACGCGTATAAGGGCCGAAAAGGGCGTTACAGTCGTTACAAGCGTTACGGATAGGGGTTTTCGCTTTTTTATCAGTCGGTTACACTGTAACGCCTCTCCCAAACCCAGCGTTACAAGCGTTACACCGCGGCGCCCCCTGAAGCGAATTGACTGAGACCAATGGGGTTCGGGGCGCGCGAAAGCGAACCTAAGCAGGCTAGATCGAGAGCCCCGCGTCGGGCAAGCCTCTTCCGTCATCATGCCTCCGTGGGGCGATCCTCTTGTTGAACGATGGCCTCGATCGGGATCAGCGTGCAGCGCGACGCCGCACCGCCCAGCCTGACCAGGCAGCCTTGCCCCCACCTGGCGCCGGGAATGCGCCGGGCCGACTGGACCCAGCCGCCGGCCGTGCCGCTGCGCCCGCTCCATTGGCTGCCATGGAACAGCGCCTGCAGCCCCTGGTGCGAGTTCGCCACGGCCAGCCAGGATCGCTCGTCCTTGCGGATCACGCGCAGGCCATAGTTGCCCAGCAGGTCATTGGCATCGGCCACATAGTCGAACTCGCCATGCTGTTCATATTGCCGGACCTCTGCCGCCTCCTCGACCAGGCGCCCGATCGTGCGCTTCGAGCCGCCGCGCCACGCGTCCACCACAGAGGTCAGGAGATGCTGAAGCCAGCGTTCGTGATCCCGCGCGGCATCGTCCTGTTCGGCGATGTCCGCGGCGGACAGCCGCTCGCTCCAGACGGCCAGCTCATCACCGGCCGGCAGGTGGTCATGCAGCATCAGGTCCGCCACGGCCAGCAGCGTGCCGAACTGATCACTGCCCCGCGCGCCGTGACCGCCGCTGGTCAGCTGTGCGCGATAGGCCTCGAGGGTTTCCTCGAAGCGCGGCCAGCCGTCCAGCAGGCGCCGCTTCAGCCGTGCGCCCAGATCCATCATCGTCGCGCGGTCCACCTTGGGCGGCGGTGCCGAGCGGTCCAGCTCCAGCAGCTCCAGGATCGCCATGCGGCTGCGGTCCTGGGTCAGCAGCGGCGGCACCAGGATCGAGCTGAACAGGAAGCAGCTCCTCGCCTGGAATTCGGTGCCGTGATGATCGGCGCCGCCGCGCAGCACCACGCCGCCCGAAGCCGCCTGGCGCGCCAGCTTGATGACCTTATAGGTCGATCGGTTGTCCTCGTCGTTCTCCAGTTCGTCGATCGCCACGGGCAGGCTGGCATGGCCCAGCTTCTGCCAGATGCCGGCGGCCGTGGGATCCGACACGCTGACGATCGCATCGGCCAGCACGCCCTGCAGCACGTCATGCAGCGTCGACTTCCCCGTTCCGGCTTCGCCCGTGATCCAGGCCAGCGGCCGCCACTTCAGCGCGCCGCCCAGCATGGCCGCCCCGATCCAGCCCATCAGCAGATGGGCGTCACAGTCCGGCCGCCGCCAGTTCCAGCTCTGCAGCAGGGTCAGCAGCTGCGCCGCCGGCCCCGTGTCGCCTGGCGGCTGCCGGCGATGGGCCGGGCGCGGAATGGCCGCGGCCGAGGGATAGACGTGACGCCCCACCTGACCCGGCTGCGCCAGGTGATGCATGGCGCCATCGGGGTTCGGGCCGCGATCGGGACCGGTGGTCAGGATCGCATCGCCCAGATGCATGACCAGGTGGCCCTGATCGTCCTGCCAGGTGCCCGGGCCGCGCACCCGCCCGAAGACATCCCAGACGCCGGCGCGCGCGGCTTCCTTCATCAGGGATTCCGCCGCGCGCTCGGGGCGCCAGCCGGTGACGGCGCCATCCTTGTCGGTGCGCGGCCAATAGTCGTACAGCTTGGCGATATGCCGGCCGAACAGCGATTGCACCCCCAGGCGCGAGTGATCCTTGGCCTTCAGGGCACGCAGCTGCCGCTCCGCGTCCAGGTACCAGCAGACCTCCCCCTGGATACCCAGCGGCAGGACCGGACAGCCCTCGGGCAGGTCCCCGCCCTTGCGCGAACGCCGTTCGCCACCGCCGCCGTCCTCGCTGTCCGGCGGGCCGGGGTTGGGCGGCGGCGCCACCGCTTCCGCCAACTGGATCGTCTGTCGCACGTCCTGGAATGGATCTTCCGTCATGGCCGGTCCCCCACCTGGTTCATAGCCGCCTGTCTCAATGCCGCATCGCTCATATCAGCCCCTTTTCGAACGCCATCCATTCGGGCAGCGTGAAGGTCCCCTGTCCGTCGTAGTCCGCCTGGCTCTTGGGCAGCCAGACTTGGTTCGTCCCGGCATCCACCAGCCAGGCCTTCTCGGTTTCATAGATCGGCAGGCCCGCGACCTCGATCGCCTCACCGGAGCCGCGCGCTGACGCTCCATGTGCGGCGCGCCGAATCGGGGCTTCCCGTGACCGCGCAACGACCTTTGACAGATCGCCAGCCGGCCGCCGGCATGCGGGCAGCTGTCCAGGAAGAAGCCCTCCTCAGCCGTCCAGGCGACAGTCCAGGGCACCGGCACGCCCCCGTAATGCAGCAGCTCTGGCATCACGCCGCGCCCCCCGTTTCGCTGTCACGCCGGCCGGTCAGCAGGTCGTTGATGTCCTTGATCGCGCGATTGGCCGGCCGGGCCAGGCGCACCTGGTGGCCCTGGCGCAACAGGTTCGTGACCCCGCGGTCCAGGCCGGTCAGCGCCTGGGCATTGTCCCATTCGTTCTGCGCCAGGATCGTCACCTCCAGCCGCCCGGGCAGGCGCAGGTGCTGCAGGTTGCCCAGCGAGACCGCCGCAATCACGCGATAGTCCGGACAGGCCAGCGCCGCGGTCAGGCCGTCTTCCAGGCCCTCGCTCACCAGCACCGCCTCCCCTTCGCCCGCCCGGCCCAGCGGCCGCCGGCTGGCGCCGCGCCACAGGCGGATGGAGCCGCCGCGATAGTCGCCCAGCACCAGCTTCGGCTTGACCAGGTCCGCCTTGCCCCAGCGCCCGCGCTTGTCCTGGCCCAGCCAGGTGCGATGGACGGCCAGGAAGCCCTCGCTGATTTCGCCGCTGTCCGGATCCACGCGCTCCCCGGCGATCGCCGTGACCAGGGCCGGCAGGCAGGCGCCGGCCTCGCTCGACCACAGGCGCGGATGATAGCGCAACGCGCGCGGCTGCCGGCCCAGCCGGTCCAGCTCGATGCCGCGCGAGCGCAGGTAGAGGTCCGCCGGCGTGCCGGCGATGCGCTCTTCGGCCTGCAGCCAGAGACGATAGGCCGAGGAGCGGCGCTTCTCGGCGTTCGCGCGATCCTCTTCCGCCCGGGCCGTGGCCTTGGCCGCGATCTCCCGGCGCCGGATCTGCAGGGCGGCCGGGTCCAGATCCTCCAGGCCCAGCCAGCGGCGCGCCCAGCGCACCGCCTCGCGCTTGTCACCGCGGAACAGCACGGCGGCGACTAGGTCCAGGGCATCGCCGGCTTCGCCGCTGGCGAAGTCCGACCACACGCCGGCCCGATCGCCGCCCAGGTGCACGGCCAGGGACTGCCCCGCCTCGCCGGCCAGGCTGCCCGCGCGCCATTCGCGCCCCTCGCGGTGACCGCCGGGCAGCAGCTCCGGCGCCAGGGCGTCGATCCGTTCGGCCAGCATCTGGCTGATCTGCGGCAGGGACAGCAGGTGGCTCATGACGCACCCCCGCCAGGGCCAGAGGATTGCGCCGGATCCGGAACAGGACAGGGCAAGGCGTCCGGATCCGGCGCACCGCACCCGCCGCCCGAGAGGGCAGGCAGCGGAGCGTCGGGACGATCGGCCTGGATGATGGCGATCAGGTCATCGGGGGTCAGGCTGGACGGCACGGCACGCTCGATCACGGCCTGCTGGCCACGGCCCGGCGGCGGCGCGACCAGGACACGCCAGCCGGCCGCCTCCCAGCGGGGCAGATCGGCCACGGAGGCACAGTGCACCAGCCGCGGCATGATCAGGCCGCCGTATCGTGCTGCAGGCCCGGGGCGCCGGGGCGCAGGGCCGGCAGATCATAGAAATCCGCCGGCCCCACCTGCCCATCCGTCAGCCGCCAGATCGCCGCAACCACATGCGGCCGGGGGACACGAAAATCAGGTTCCGAGGGGCTCAAACAGATGCAGCGCGCGGTTTCCGTGGAGATGTCGAGAAGATCGCCGAGCTCTCTATTACTCAACTCCTTGATTTTACGCCATTCATCAAGCCGCATTACTAGATATCCCTATTTTTCGGGTAAGTGGCCACCATATTTAGTGGCTCACGTTAACCTGAATTTTGGGTTATCTTCAAGTCATGTTGTCCACAGAAGATCTTTCCGTAACACGCTATTCAGTTTTGACCCATTTTCCGGGTGAGCGGACAGTTAGCCCCATGACTGTCCATAAAACGTCATCCGAGCTGTTACGGAAAAAGAGAGAAGAGGCCGGCCTCACCCAATCTGAACTGGGGGAGCGCGCGGGCATGACGCAGCAGCGTGTTCACCGCTTTGAAAGCGGGGAAACCCGTTTTCGCGTCGAGGATATTCTTCAGTTTTCTGAAGCGCTGAAATGTGAACCGAATGATCTCATTCCCGGCGCCCGAACGCTTTCCGATCGCGAGCGCGCTCTGCTTACGATCTTCAGCCAACTCCCCCCGGAAGAGCAGGACAAGTTTTTACGCGTCGGCAATGCGCTCGCTGAACCGCCGCCCGAAGACAATGGCGGATCCACCGGTCAAACGCCGCACCGCAAGGTGAGCTGATAGAGGGCGTTTCCTCAATCTTGCCTGCGGTTTTTTTCCTCCATCCGCGCACGATCCAGGATGTCGCGCTCGACTGATTGTTGCCACAGATGCACACCGAAAACCGCCATTGCCGTAAGGAACATCATCATGATTGCTGCCGTGGAACCACGAGCTGAATAGAGATCCAGGCTGTCTATGACATAGATACCGGCGCCGACCGCTGCGAGCATACCGATCGTCCACCACGATGGCACCAGGGCCAGCAGCGCACGCGGGCCCTGTTGCCACAGGCGCACCAGCCCAATACCCAGCGCGACGATGGCGATGCCGCCCACGGTCAGCAGCCAGAGCGCTGTCGTGCCCCAGGCGAAGACAAGCATCAGCCAGTTCCAGGCAGTGCCAAGCGCGCTCAAGATATCCATCGTCCCTGCTCCCTATTCTCTCCAGATACCCCGGCCGGCACGGCGCGCCCTGGCTTCGGCCGCCTCATAGGCAGCGGCGCGCGCGGGATCCCCGTCGTCTGCATAGGCATAGCGCCCCCAGACACGCGCCCAGCCGCGGCGCAACAAGGCCTCACTGACGTCCAGGTCATCGCCGGAGCGGCGGCAAATCGCCACGGTCCTGCCATAGCGGTCTTCGTGCATCCGGCGGCAGGACAGCGTCCGCTCTGTAACCAGGTCTTTCATCTGCCGGCGCGCCGCCTGGCCGGGCTGTCCCGTTTCCAGCTCCGGCGCATCGATCGCCCAGAGGCGAATGCGGATCTCACCTGTTGAGGTGTCGAGCGCCAGGGTGTCCCCGTCGATAACACGCGCCTGGCCATCCTGCACAACGGGGCCGCCAGCCACCAAGGCGCCGCCTGCTGTCATCAGCAAGGCGCTAAATAGGACTGCTGCTGTCGCGGAATGCTTCCTCATTCCGAGCGCCGCCCTATTCTACGATAGAGCCAGACGCCGCCGACAACCACGATGGTTAATGGCGCCCAAAAGAAGATGCCCCAAAGAAGGCCGTCCACCACCTGAATGAGCATCCAGTTCAGATACCAGAGTATGGCTTCGCCCAAATTCATTCCTCAGTCCTCACCATTTTGCTCACAGCTGGCCCCAAAATCCTTGCCAGAACTCCTTGAGGGAATCCTTGCCGTTGTCTGAGTCCTTGCGGAATTCCTTGTAGGACTCCTTGCCGCAACAACACAGCCGTGTGTCTTTTCCATCCAGAGTGGCGTCTCCTTGATGGGTTCCACAGTCATTACGTGAGTATGCCGTGTGACCGTTTCCGGGTCTAACCTGATTTTTAGGTTGATCTTTAACCTAGAAAATAGGTATTTCTATCTGCATTGCCGTTCGACACGGCAGAGCAGGGAGGAAAGCCCAATGCCTGAGCCCCTTGGTTCGGACCTTTTCAAGAAGGACTACAGCGCGGCGCGCTTCCAGCGACTGCTGGAGCGGTTGCAGTTTCGCCAGGTGGCCTCGGGCGGCTGGCCCACCTTCCGCGACGAAAGCGGCGTGGCGCCGGACCGCGTCTTCGAGGCCGCGGCCCTCATCATCGATGGCCAGCCGACCTTCCATCGCCGCCTGACCCTGGCACGGATCTGCGAGGCCAGGCGCCACGCCTGGCGCCAGCAATACCGACAGGGCCGCACGCCGCTGATCCACAGCGGCGCCCCCAAATCTACTTCACAGGAGAGTTTCTGATGCCGCTACCAGACGAGCACCTGCGCGTGGCTTCGTTGCGCGAGGTCGCCCCGGCCAGCAGCCCGACCATCAGCCTGTTCGGAACGGCGATCGTGCGCCTGCCCTGGGCCACGCTCTATCGCCCCATCGACGGCAGCGCGCCGCGCTGGTGCTACCGCCACCACCGGCCGGAGGCGCGCCATGATGCCTGACAGCCTGCACCTCCCCGATCGCCATCACCTGGAGCGCCGGCCGCTGCGCCAGGCGGAGGCCGGCACTGGCCTGGACACGCGCATCCTGGCGCTCACCAGCGAGGCCATCGGCCACCTGATTGACACCCTCGAGGCGGCCGAAAACGTGATCGCCCACGAGCGCCGGGCGGCACAGGCGGCGCTCGATCGCGGTGATCCCGAGCTGAGACGCCAGGCCGAAGCCCGCCTGGGAGACAGGGCCTGGCACGCCGTCGCGGATGAACCTGTCCTGCAGCTGGAGCGCGCGCTGAATGACCTGACGGCGGCCATGGCAGTGCCGGGAGGGCGCCCATGATGGCCATGACCAACGCGACAGCCCAGGGCGCGCAGCCCGAGCTTCAACCGGCGGCGGGCCGGCTGCCGGCGGATCCGGACAACACCGATCGGCAGATCCGGGAGCTCCAGCGCATGCTGGACGAACGGCGTTCGCGCACGCCGGCCCTGATCGCCGCCGGGTCCATCGGCGCGGCCGAGGCCAGGGCGCGCATGAGCGCACTGGAAGGCGCCCTGGAAAACCTGCGCTTCATGGCGATCGTCGGGCGCATCGCCCGGGCCGACTTCGATGGACAGGGCGCCGCGCCGGCAGAGATCGAGGTGGTGCGCGGCGGCGCCCGGCTCACCTACCGGCTGGCCCGGGAGGCATCATGACCGATCGTCAGGACAGCCCCTTCCATCCCACCGAGGCACCGCCCAAGGGCGGCACCACCGTCGCCTTTGCCACCCCGCGCGAAGCCGAGCGCTACCGCGTGCTGCGCACCGGCTATGGCCAGGACCTGCACAATGCCCTGGAGCGCATGCTCCATCAGCTCAACCTGGTCCAGGACGATATTGCCCAGGGCCACTGCACCCTGCCCGCCTTCGACATCAACCGCCTGCGCCAGGACGTCGCGCAGTTGCTCTGCGAGGCCGAGGCCAGCTTTCGCCAGATGAAAGGATCCGACCATGAGCAGCGTTGAACCGACAGGCGGAGGCGCGGCGGCCCAAGACGCGCCGGTCCAGGGTGCGGACGACAGCGCGGCCTTCGACTGGCCGGCCCTGCGCCAGCGTGTGCGCGAGGTGATGGAGGAGCGGGGCTGGGGCGTCAGCGCCCTGGCCCGCGAAAGCGGCCTGGACGGCGGACGCATGAGCCGCTTCCTGTCCGGCCAGGCCGCGCTCTCCCTGGAAAGCCTGCTGGCCTTGAGCCACGCCCTGGACCTCAGCCTGCTGGAGCTGCTGGGAATGGAAGAGGGTGCACAGGCGCGCGGCCAGGGCTTCGCCGAGCTGGCCATCGCCCACATTCACCCCAATCTGCACAACCCGCGACGCACCTTCGACGAGGAGCAGCTGCAGGAACTGGCCCAGTCCATCGCCAGTCACGGCCTGCTGCAGCCGCTCGTGGTGGCGCCGCGCGCGCACGGCGACGGCTATCTTTTGATCGCCGGCGAACGCCGGCTGCGCGCGCTGCAGAAACTCAAGTTCAGCGGCAACTGGCCCGTGGATCGATTGCCGCAGGAGGGTTTCGCCCCGGCGCGAATCCTTTCCGTCGGCCCGGAGCAACAGCGCGCCATCGCCATCATCGAGAACCTGCAGCGCGTGGACATATCGCCGATCGAGGAAGCCCGCGCCTTCGCCGCCCTGCGCAGCGACAGCGGCTGGTCAACGGCCGACATCGCGGAAGAGGTCGGCAAGACCCGCCGCTACGTGCAGCAGCGCCTGGCCCTGGTCGAGCGGCTGTCTGCATCGGCACAGGGCGCGCTCGAGCAGGGCCACCTGTCCGTGGCCCAGGCACGCATCCTGACCCAGTGCGAACCGGCACGCCAGCGGGACCTCTTGCCCCGGATCCTCCAGGGAGACCTCAGCACCGAGGCCGAGATCCACGCCGCCATTACCGGCACCCAGGGCCGGCCTGAAGAAGAGCCCCGGCAGGAACAGCTCGACGTGGAAGACCTGGCCAGCGGTTCAGGGGGCGAGCGGGACAGCACGGCAGAACCTGTCGAGGAAGACGCTGACGGGGACAGGCCGGATCCCGTGACGGCCTGGCTGATCGACCCCTCGGGATACAGGCAATACCCTTGGCTGCCCCCTGCGACACAGGTGCTGTTCGAGGTCTTTCAGACAGAAGCGGGCGGGCATCCGACCATGGACGCCTTCACGGGGGGCGCGGAACGCATCGGCAGCGCCCGCACCAACCTCAAGCCGCAGCTTCAGTTGCGCATCTTCGATGATGGCGCGGGCAGCTATGCCGCCGTCGAGATCGCCATGTCTCCGGAAACCGGCCTCTTTGGCCAGGCCGTGCGCCTGGACCTGAACGGCCTGGGCTTCATGGGGCCGATCCGCATGGAAGGGGCTATCTACGCCAGCCCCAATGCGGCCTTCCAGCATGGCGCCCGGTTGCTCGCACAGCGCTGCCACGTCCGCCTGAACCTGGCCGGCACGAAGAAGGAACAGCGTGCGCTGCAGAAGATCCTGGATGTCCTGGCGAAAATGCACATTCGGGTGCCGGCCGCCGCCGACGAGGAAACACCGCCGGACCCGCCCGGATCTTCCGATGCCGGCGCGCCGGCCGAAGGGCCTGGCGATCAGGCAGCGGACGCACAGCCTGTCGCCTACCGCTACTCCGCCGCCGCGATCGACCATGCCGCCCACGCCCTGGCCTTTCACGACAGCGGCATCTGGACGGTCTGGCAAGACCTGACCCAGGACGAGCGCGACGGCTACCTGGAGCGCGTGCGCCTGGTGCTGCGCGCCGTCGATCATGCAGAGGAGCACGCGACATCATGACCCTGCGCCGCCTGCTCACCACGCCCGAAGTTTGCCGGCTCCTGAACGTCACGCCGGACTGGTTCTATCGCAACCGCCTGCGTCTTCAGCGCGAGCAAGGCTTTCCCACCCCGCTGCCCGGCCTTGGCCGCGACATGCGCTGGGACCCCCGCGCCCTCGAGGACTGGCTGGACCGCGTCTCCGGCCGCACCCAGGGGCCCACAACGGTCGAGGTTCAGAGCGAACCGGACTGGGAAGCCGAGCTCGAGAACCGCATCCAGCTGGTCGCCAGCAGCGATCATTGACATCAAGGAGAAAAGAAAATGCCTGAAGAAATGAGTGTCGGCGATGAGTGGAAATTCACTACCACCATTCCGCTATACGAACGGATTGACCTTGAGGATAAAGAGGGTCTGCAAGCACTTATTCGAATGATTGACTTCGCGAGAAACAACAAGCACCTGCACGAGCAGCTTAATCAGCTGTCCCAGCAAGGACCTCTCTGGGATGGTGACGTGATTTGCAAGGCTGATCGCGGAGACCTCCTCAAGATTGGCGCTTGCGTCAAGGTCTGCGTTCGAGGAGAGCAGGGGTACAACGCCTGTTCCTATTATGGCCACGAGCTCCTTGGTATATACGATTGGCTATATGGGCGGCTTGGAAAGAACCTGCCTGACGATCAGCCCCAACTTGCTGACAATTTCACGGAAGGCGGCGGTGCGGCGTGTGATCCAGAGTGGCCGCATGAGGGTGCTCAATACTTCTGGCTTAACCACAGAGGCCGGCCAGAAACCAACATTTGGCGCAATGATCGCTTGGACCGCTATCGCCGCGATTGCTTCCTCGGCATCTTCAAGACCCACGCCCTGGCCGATAATGCAGCGCGGACCATTAAGAGAATCATGGAGCGCCTGAGGGTTGGTGATAGCGTGACGATTGCGCGTGGGGCAATCGACGAAGAGACGATTAAGCTATGACAGATCCTCGAGTGAAGGCCGTGGCGCGGACTCTATGCAAGGCGTTCGGCTTGGATCCGGACACAACAGAAGCCCCCACGGCCTTCATGGAAAAACACTTTAGGCGGGCGGGTGCTGCATCGCATGTCTCGTGCGGAGATCTGTTTGCACACGAAGGGCGGTCGCCTCTTTGGCAGGAGGTGGCGGGAGGGGCGAAGCTCATTCTCAAAGCCGCCGATGCAGCTGCATGCCGGCCGATCGAAGAGGCTCCGACAGATGGGCGGCCATTCATTGGCCTGGCCACAGACGGCGGCGTTTACCGCGTCTGGATCGGCCCGTCGCCGACCTCCGGACGCCAGGCCTGCATAAGCTACGGCGGGCCTTTCGTGGAGGGGTACATCACCCACTTCCTGCCCTGGCCCACACAGTTGGAGAAAGGCTCATGACCCGCCACCCGCTGTCCGCCTTGCGCGAGGCCACCGCCATCGAGCCGCCGCATCAATGCCACTTCAATATTTCACTGCGCGCGGCGGGCTTCCACCTCCGCGCCTGGTGGCACCCAACCGGCACGCTGATCTACCGCAATGTCCAGACCACCGTGCCCTGGGACCAGGCGGAAGATCTTCCGCCCACCCTGCGTCACATGCTCGACAGCGTGGCGCGCACTTCACCGAAAGGAGACCCCCATGACTGAGACCGCCAACCCCGGCGGCGTGGCCGCCGATCGCCTGCGCTCCTATGTCGAGCGCATCGAACGCCTCGAGGAAGAGAAGTCGGGCCTGACAGACGATATCCGCGAAGTCTATTCGGAGGCCAAGGCTGCCGGCTTTGACACGAAGGTCATGCGCGAGGTGGTCAAGCTTCGCCGCATGGACCAGTCCGATCGAGAGGAAAAGGAGACGGTCCTCGAGGTCTACAAGCAGGCCCTGGGGATGGCCCTATGACGGGACGGGAAAAATTCATCAGCCCCGAGCCGGCGCCTGAAGGCCTCGAGCGAGAGCTTCTGACAATCCTGGCTGAGGAATGCTGTGAAATAGGGCAGCGCGTGACGAAGGCCCTGCGCTTTGGAGTGAGAGAAATCCAGCCAGGTCAATCGCTCACGAATGATGAACGGATTGCCGAGGAGGTCGGCGACCTTCTGGCCGTGCTCGTGCGTCTGCAAGAAATGGGGCTGCTGTCCAACGAAACGATCACGGACAGCTTTGAGAGCAAGCAGAAGAAGCTTGGTCGCTACCTGCAGAACTCTGGAGAGGAGGCTGTCCGATGACCGGTCGCCTGTCTCAGGATATCGACCAGCATGGCGAATGGGGCTCGGAAGAAAACGCCTGGGATCCCGAGACTGCCGAGGTCGGGATCCAGCTCTTCGCGAACGCCGTTCAGGTCTGGTCGATGTTCCAGCGGCGGCCGGTCACGGTGTTCATGGCTGCAGAAGCTTTCAACTGCGCGCCGGCGCGGATCCGTGAGGCGGTCGAGCATCACTACTGGATGTTTCTCAAGAGCGACCTCATTGAGCACGAAGGAGAATGAGCATGCATGAAGAGGATATCGCCTCCGAGAGGCCCAAGGGATCGAACGCCGACGAATGGCAGCTCTTCCTGACGGAGTATCCCATCGCCTACGTCGCCGTCCAGATATCCGAGGCGATTGAACAGGCCGCCCGCACTGCGAAAGATCGCTGCCGTGAACGCTACGAACGGGAACTGGCAGAAAGAACCCGTTTGGCAGGGTATCAGCGGATCGCGCTTGAGGATTGCCGGCAGCGCGCGCAGCAGATCGAGGCCAGGAACTCTACACCTATGGACCTTGGACGCGGCGTAACGGCAGGCGTTTGCATCGCGGCCGCCTGGTTGGTGCGCGACCACAATGAAGACGAGCTTGCGCGCCAGCTCCTGGATAGCCACGGCATCGATCGCAGCGCGGCCGAGGCCTGCCGGCTGGACGCCCACGACATGGATCCGCTGCGCCCCGTCTTCGATGACATCGACGCCAAGAAACGTCACACCACCTGATGCCGAAAAGCAAAACAGTTGCAGAGGGTTACGGGTCCGGGACAGACTGACCCGGGAAACAGGGCAAGGCACGAGAGGACAGGGCCATGGCACAAATCAAGGTGCGCTATTTCGTCGAGAAGCCCGGCCGCAACGGCGGCCGGCGTTTCTTCTGGCAGCCGTCCAGGACACTGCGCGAACTGGGCTGGGCGCCGCGCCGGCTGGCACGGGCCACCGACAGCCGGGAAGAGGCCATTGCCGAGGCCGAGGCGCTGAACCGTGAGCTGGACGCCTGGCGCGGCTCCGGCGGCGTGGCCGTGCAGACCAGGCAGGGACCGCCGCCTGGATCCGTCGCGGACCTGATCCGCCGCTACAAGGCCAGCCCAAAGTTCAAGTCCCTCAGGCCCAAGACGCAGAAGGACTATCGCGCCCACCTGCAGCTGATCGAGGACTGGGCCGGGCCGGCGCCCGTGCGCTCGCTCACGCGGCGCCTGGTGCAGCGCTGGTACCACGCCATGCAGCCGGGCACCCCGGCCAAGGCGAACGCCGCGCTGCGCGTCCTGCGGATCCTGCTGAACTTCGCCATGAATGAAGGCGATGTCGAGGTGAACGTGGCGGCCCAGCCGGGCATGATCGGCACCCAGCCGCGGCTCCGGATCTGGACGCCCGAAGAGATCGAGGCCTTTGTCGAGATGGCGGACGTCCTGGACCGGCCGTCGATCGGCGATGCCGTTCTCTGCGGCGCCTACCTCGGGCAGCGCGAGGGCGACCTGCTCGAGCTCACCCGCCTGCAGGTCTCCGGGCAGCGTGTGCGCCTGCGCCAGTCCAAGCGATCGGCCAGGATCGACGTGCCCATGGTGCCCCGGCTGGAACGGCGCCTGAAGGCCGCGATGGCGCGGCTCGAGCACTACGGCTGCACGGCGCCGCAGATCATCGTCAGCGAGACCACCGGCCGTAAGTACAGGGCCGACAACTTCCGGCACGTCTTTGCCGAGATCCGCGCGGCCGCGGCCGCAGACGGCATGCCGTCCCTGCAGGGCCAGCGCGCGCCCGATGCGGCCGAGGAAGCAGAGCCGCCGGTGCCGGCGCAGTTCATGGACCTGCGCGACACGGCCGTCACCAACCTGGCCGAGGCCGGCTGCACCATTCCGGAAATCGCATCGATCAGCGGCCACAGCGAGAAGAGCGTCTACAACATCCTGCAGCACTACCTGGCGCTCAACAGTGCCATGGCCTCCAGCGCGATCGCCAAGCTGCTGGCCTGGGAGGAACGCCGCGACCAGGAAGCCGCTCGCGCAAAAGGCGAACAGTCCGCGAACGAACCGGGCCCATCCAGAGCACGAAAGTTGGACAGTCCACTGTCCGCAGAGTTGGACAGTTTGCCGAAAAACCCGCTAAGTCATTGAAAAGAATGGTGGGCGCACAAGGACTCGAACCTTGGACCCGCTGATTAAGAGTCAGCTGCTCTGCCAACTGAGCTATGCGCCCACGGGTCTGTTTTTCGACAGAGGCGCCTGATAGCAAGTTCTCAGGCGCTTGTCGAGACCATCCTGATGACCTGTTGCGATTTTCGCAATGCCCGACTGCGCTGCTCTAGGCCGGATCCAGGCGATCTGTTTCCGGCAGGCGTTCCTGGCCATCAAAGCTGACGCCGAGATCGGTCACCAGACCGTTCTTCAGGCCGTAAATCCAGCTGTGCACCTTGACCGACTGCCGACGATGCCAGGCATTCTGGATGATCGGCGTGCGCGCCACGTTGAGGGCCTGGGACATGACGTTGAGTTCGCACAGGCGATCCACCCGGGCGTCCACGTTGTTGATTTCCTGCAGTTCCTTCTGGTGTTCGCCATGCAAGCGGCGCAGCGGCCAGAGCCAGTTGTCGATCAGGCCGAACTGCTTTTTCTCCATCGCCGCCCGCACACCGCCGCAACCATAGTGGCCGCAGACGATCACATGGCGCACCTTCAGCACTTCCACGGCGAACTGCAGAACCGACAGGCAGTTGAGGTCGCTGGAGACCACCAGGTTGGCCACGTTGCGGTGAACGAACAACTCGCCCGGATCCAGGTTGACGATCTCGTTGGCCGGCACACGGCTGTCGGCACAGCCGATCCAGAGATACTCCGGGGCCTGCTGCCGCGACAGACGCGGAAAGAAATCCGGGTCCTGCTGCGAGCGCTCCTCGGCCCAGCGCCTGTTGTTCTCGAGCAACTGTGAAATCAT